CCATCGGGACTCACTTCCCGGGCGCGGATCCCTTTGGCGACCAGATCGGCAGTCATTCGCAACCCCTCGTTCGCCTTCCCTGTCGAGCCGTACCATTCGCGATACTTGACCATTGCCTCTCGCGGGAGTCCCCATGATCCGTCACTCACCGCGTACCATCCGACGCTGAAGGGCCTTCCATACCCCCAGTCGAAGGCTCGTACCTTGAAAGAGTACTCTGGGATTCGCAGCAGCCAGTCAGCGGCCCGGAGAACATGCTTCCCGGGGTCCCAACAGTCAAAGAACGCCCCGTCAACCAGGTCCCAATTCCCTTCCAGCCATGCACGAACGAGGGCCTCAGATCCTGCTTGCCGTAGACGTGCCACATAGAAGGGGTCGTTCTTGTACAGGAGGGCATTGTCGGAAATCTTACTCGGAATAAAGACTCTCTCGAGACTCAGCTCTTCTCCTCGCAGTCCTCGAAAAGTGTCTTTAAGGATTCGCCATCCGCGCGGATCAGGGGTAATATATCTGGCCTTGACCCAATGGTGACCTGGACCGCCTGGATTTCCCGTGCAGCGCATTCCCACCGGCACCCCCGTAGCCGACCGGAGTGTTCCTCGTAATAGATCAATTGGCGCGGGAGTTGGAAAGTTGGTGAGTTCCTCGACGTAGACTCGCGTGTAGGAGTGTCCTTGATACTCTTGGGCATCGGAATCCCTCTCAATATAACGAAACTTTAGCCGGCCCCCGCCAGGCATTACCCATTCTGCTTTTTGCTCGTTATACTTCGCCCCGATTTGGGGATACAGCTGCTTCGTCCTCGCGACCACCTCCTCCAGCTGCTTGAACTTCCGCCTGAAGAAAACCCCGACAGCCTGCTCTCCATACCGTCCCGAGTGCTCCAGCCAGTCTCCGACGCTCCCCTCCGTCTTCCCACCCCCGCGAGCGCCGCCGTAAAAGATCTCGAACACTGGACACGCGATCAGCGCCTCTTGCGGGCCCGGCTGGGGTGACCATATGACCTTCACTCTTCACGCACGCCCGAACCGGAACCTACCATAGCCGACCCTTGGTCGGCGGGCTGGAGATCGATGATTTCGGCCGTCTTGGAGGGCGGGCGGTGCGATTCCAACCAGCTCTCCGCGCTCTCCGCCTTCTCCGGCATCGCGACCACAAAGTTCACCTGCACCCCACCCCCTGGTCCCGCCTTCACCCCGAGCCCGAGCGCCTGCCGTCCCTCGCTCAACACCTTGAGCGCTACTTCAGCCGATCTCCGGGTGTCAAGGTCCTCCAGTAAGATGTCGAGTGCCCGATGTGTGGCCGCGGAGAACCTCTGCTCGAGGCTGAGCATGATCGTCGGGTCCACCAGCTCCTTCCTTCGTGCCTCATACATCTCCCTAAACGCATCCGATCGCATGACCTGCGAGAGCCACCCCTCCGTGTACCCAAAATGCGCCGCCAGCATCCTCTGCGTGATTCTAGGATTCGCGATAAGCATGTCGAGTAGTTTCTCATGGCTATAGCTCACCTTCTCTATCACCTGGCCCGTGCTCTGTGCGCTCATAGTCCCAATCCTCCTGCGCCCAATGTTACCCCTCCCCGCCCACCGTGTCAAGGGTGGGGCTACCTGGGTTTCTCGTACCAGTTATTCCCAGAGTGGTTTTTGTCCACAGTGGAACACCCCGCGCAGGCGCGGGGTCCGGCGGCCGGTACCTGGCGGGGGTGCCAGCCGTTTTTGTACGCCACCACTTTGCGTGCAAGAATCGTGCCAAAGGGGACCCGCCCGTGTCGAACGATCGTTCGCTGCAGGTGGCCGACGAACGGTCGAATCTGGGGGATGAACGGTCAACACATTTTCCGCGGGGAGCGTATTATACATATACGCGCAATGCGCGCGGAAACCTGAGGATGATGGGAACGAAATGGAAACTCCACGGAAAAACAGCGTAATGTCGTATTCGTATGACACGGCCACGCGGCTGATGGCGTGGGACTTCGGAACGGCGATCGGGCGGGTGGAATATACCCTCCCCGATTATGGGTTGACCGAGTTCGGCGATTCGATGCTCCACAACGGGGCGAAACAAAAAATCGCCGATGCGGCGGCCTTGGGACAAGGCGCGACTGCGCGGGAGAAATTCGACGCCATGTCGGAATGCGTGGAAAACCTCCGGGCGGAACGTTGGAATCTCCCGCGCGGCGAGTCGGATGTGGCGACGTACCTGGCGCGGGCGATTGTCGATGTTGACGGGAAAAATCTGGAATCCGTCAAAAAGTGGCTCGCGGGGAAAAAGCCCGCCGAACGGGCGGCACTCGCGGCGGTTCCGAAGTACGCGGACAAAATCGCCGAATACCGGCGGGCGAAAGTGGCGGGCGTCGCAGTGCCGGACGTGGGCGAAATCGAGTAGTGGGGTGGGGGAGGAAACTCCCCCATTTTTTTTTCGGAGGCAGGGATGGTGCGGAGATACGGGATCAAAGTGGAATGGGACGGCTGCTGCAATGGGCCATTTGTTTTCAAGGGGACAGAACGGGAGTGCATCGAATGGATGACCTTGAACTGGGACAACTGGGCGAGGAAACAGGGCTGGCGGGAGGACTTCGCTGACGGGTTTGCCCTGATTGATCTGGAGAGCGGCCGGTGCCGGTCCTTCGTTCTCGATCCTTCGAAGTATGAGTAAGGCGGGTACCAGTTAAATGTACCCTTATAAATGACCTTAAAACCCCCCTAAACCCCCCCTTACAAGCACACGTTCCCCGTTTTGGCAGACCCCCATTCCCCCACCCCCTTTAGTGGTACCAGAATGACCGTCAGTTCCCTCTCCCCCCTTACTAATTTTTTTTTTTTATTTTTTTTCTTTTAAGGATAAGGTCTAGGGGATACTGGTACGGGTTACAATATCGTAACAGGTACCAGAAAGGAAGGGGGGAAGGGGGGGTTTGGCAAAACCGGGAACCCCCGCATGTAAGGGGGGTGTAAGGGGGGGTTTAAGAGCATCGAATGGGGTGTCGTTTCTGGTACAAATCTTGGTTGACACGCGACCCAGGACGCGGTACAATGGAACATCGGGCCATTCGGGCCGAGACCTGATAGGAGCACAGCGAACCGTATGAACAAACTCCAATTAGCAGCGATTTTGTCGTTCCTCCCGGAGGATACCAGCGAGATCGTGATTAAGACGACGAGCCTCGGGCAGGGCCATTTTGGGGCAGAGATGTCGTTTTCCTCTGCCCGCCCTCTCACCGGATTGGCTGAACCGGTCAATCAAGGCCCGACGTACAAGGACAGGCCCGGTCGGGCAGGGAAATTCCGCTGGAAGATCGTGATTGGCCCTGAGGAGGCCGCAGAGGTTGACATTCAGGGGATAAAGGCAGCCCTCGATGCGTTGGAGTAGGACGCGCGTCAAGACCCTCGGGGTTGGGGGTCTTGCCGGGCAATCCTGCCCGCGATGATGGGAGACAGAAGTGCCAAGTGACAAGGATTGGAAGGACACGTTCTACGCCAGCATGACCGCCGATCGGGAGAAGATCGCCCTCGGCAGGACGTATGATGGGATGCTGGATGATATCACCCGCCCGCACACTCCCGTGGAGGTCTCGATCACGGAGACCCAAACGGGCCACGTCCTGCACATCAACATCGCAGGGATGTGCGTCGTGCGGATCTGCAGGATTGACAAGATGATTGTCAATCTGGATCGGAAGATCTGGAAGGAGGTTCAGAATGGCCGGGGCTAAGAACCTCACCCTGCTGGACAAGCGGGGCCAGCAACACCACAAGCGCTTCCGGTACAAGAAGCTCAGGAGCGCGGTCAGGCGGGCTGAGGACCTCCTCATTGGGGAGGGGAAGTACTGCCGGATCTATGACCTCGAAAGGGAAGAGGTGCTGGCAGCGATGGTCAAGGACTCGGATGGGATGCACCTTTTGATCGTCAAGCGCAACACGTTCAACGCCCTGTGGGCGAAGGGAGCATAACATGGCATTCGAGATCGTACGGTTGGAACTGAAGAGGAAGAATCGCTTTGTCGATTCGGAGATGCCGGGCAAGGACGGCGATCTGATCGGCCGCTTGACCTTGCGAGATGGTCGCGGCACGGAGGTCCAAATGGACCTAACGCCGATCAACGCAGGCGCGATCGCGGATGCAGCGCTTAGCGCAGTCGTGGCGACAGCAGTGGACATCGGAATGGGTCTGGTGAATGACAGGA